ATCAGCGATCTTGGCTGTTGTTACATTTAAATCTGTAATCTTATCTGTGGTTACTGAATTGCTAGCTAGTTTAGTTTCAGTTACATTTGCGTCAACAATGTTTATTGTGGTAACTGCATTAGTTGCTAAGTTTGCAGCCGTAACAGAAGTATTAGCAAGTTTTATATTTGTAACTGCTCCATCAGCTAACTCAGTTGTACCAACTACATTGGCAACGATTTGTGCATTACTAACAGTACCAGATAAATCACCACCCATTGCTAGAGATGGAATTGTTGGTTGACTTGTAAAACTAAAATTTCCATTACCATCTGTTTGTAATACTTCACCAGCATTACCATCTGAAAAGTTTAATTGTGCAATACCAATAGAGCCAGCAACATTAGACATATCAGCTCTTGCCAACGGATACCCAGTTGGAAGATTTACATCAAGAGTAGCCCTACCATCAAGGTCTGTTCCATCATGGACTCTAATAGTTTTATCTGTAAGGTCAACAGTTATTTCACCTTCCTCACCAGGAAAGTTTTTATGTTGGTCTGTGGTACCTCTTCTTATCTGAACAATTTTAGCCATTTTGTTTTCCTAATAAAGTCTTAAGCATTTCTTTAAGATCAGCAATATCTTGTTTCATATTATTTATATCGTTAATCTCATCCATTTTTTTCTGTCTTGCAAGTTTATAATTTTCTAAAGCACTTCTATTTGTGTTAAGAATTGCTTTAGAATCTATATCACGAACATATTTTGTTTCTTTTACTTTTATAGTTTCCATATTAAGCCAATGCGATTGCCCTTAAATCTTTTATTAATGGGACTCTGGTTGTTTCACTTGATGGTGCTGTCATAACAATTTTAACTGCAAATATCTTAAAATTTTCATATATAACAGAATTTTGTGTATATGTTATATTTCCATCATTTGTATTAGGAACAAACTCAAGTTCTAAATATTCACTCTCATCATCTGATATAGATTTACTATTTACATTAGAAGCTTCTTTCATCAAAGTCCAAGCCTTGTTATCAAACAAATCACTATCAAACTGTGATAATACTTTATAGTAAACAGCAATCTTAGAATTACCTTGTCTATTAGCTGTCAAGAATACTTGCAAGCTTGTTGCATCAAACCCATCTTTCAACGTAACCCTTCTTGTAATATACCTAGCTGTTGCATCACCACCTGATAGAATACCATCAGTATCTGCTGTATCATTAATAATATTTTGAATAGTAATAACACTATTCCTAGCTGTATCAATAACTGGACTAATATATTTACTTGATGAAGAAAGTGTAGCTCTCGATTCAAAAGAGCCTTGTGTAGATCCCTCAACTTCTTTTCTTGAATCTAATATAAAATTAGTATTCTGAATAAGAGGACGATACTCAACATCAAAACTATCATCACCTTCATCTTTCATTTTAACGCCCCACTTAATATTAGTTTTATTAATTCTAATTTCTTGTGGAACAAGTTGAATAAGATCAGCCTTAGCATCATAAGAGACACCTGCAAAATCTCTGAATACAGCATTACCATCAGTATTAGTAACAAACTCTGCTATATTAATATTGAATGATAAATCTTGATTTTGTTCTGGTGTCCACGTTGAAGCATTCTGTGATTTAAAGAATACACCAGCATAAGGTTGCTCAGATATTTTTCTATCTGTGCCAACAATATTCTCACCCATCTCTGCAATATAAGTTTCATATTTCAAACTATTACTAATTACAACTATTGAATACTCACCAGGTTGTAAATAAACTAATGATGGAAATGCAAACTTTGTAGCTACACTTGCATCTTCACTTACAGTAATATCAGCAGGGAATTTTGTAACATTAGAGAATGGAACAATCGTCTGTGCAGGATAACCATTCAATGTATCTCTGATTTGTAATGTAACAGGAATACCATCTTCATCTTTCGTCTTGAAGAATAATTCAACATCTGTTAGAAATACTCCATCTGGATATAATGCAGGATCAACCAAGAATGTTTCTGCAAGAGGATCAACCCATCCAACTGTATTAACACGATTGAATGTATTTGTAGTTGTTCTAAACTCTGTAGCACTACCCTGTGCAAATGTTTGGATTGTTGGAACCCTTGTAGATAGAACAACATTCTCTCTTGTTTGTAGTAGGCCTTGTGCTTGATAAACAACTTCAGCATAAGTACCAGCTGTAATCAAATCACCAACTTGGTTATCTGTTAATAAGAATTGTCTTTCACCAGTTCTAAATCTCAATGTATCACTATTAGGAATACTAAAAGTTAAGTTACTAATAGAACCAGCATCATCTGTAAAAATAGCACCACCTAAAGTTCCACCATTAGGAGTACAATAAACATTAACATCTTCACCATCAAAACGTGCATACACTCTTGTATTAGGTTTCATGCCTGTTACATCAACAGTAATATCTCTAGCACGAATAAATGGTATAACAGAAACATCAACCACTCTATCACCAATGCTATTTCTTACAGTATCAACACCAGTAATCTCATTACGAATACCAGTTCTTGTTTGTGTTACTTCACGTTCAACTGTCTGATTAACTTGAATAGCATTTCCACGTCGGAAAGAACCACTTTGAGCAACTACTCTTTCTCGGCCTGTACCAAGTGTTTGCCAATCATTAAATTGTGTACCAAACGCTAAACCAACTAAACTTGACCATGCATCATTCTCACCTTGAAGATTGACAACAACTTCTGGATTTGTTGATGTATCAATCCAGTTATCATTAGGTGGTGTTAGATCAACAGTACCAACCCATGCTAATACTGCAAATGGATTTATGTTTACTGCTTTACTTGCAATAGGTTGTTTAATAAATGGTATAGTATTATATGGTAATGTAATACAATCACCAGTTTTTGCAACACCCGTTGATGCTTCTTCTTTATATTCAACATCTACAATATTAGAAGAAAATCTTGGTCTTAAAATCTTATCATCAAAGTCTATTGAACATTGATAGTCTGGATTTAAAACATTACCAACACTATGGCCATTAAATCCATCAACCAATATTCCATTCTTAAATCTATCTAATCCAGCAGTATCTTTAATATCTAATGCTTCTGCATCTTTTTCCAACAATGATAGTGAAGTGTAATACTCAACATTAGAAATTCTTTTTTCTAGTTTACCAATATCTCTCATTGTATATCTTTTATTTTCGATATACTCTGCTCTAATATCTTTTGCATTAAATGTATAAGCTGGAATATTAAGAGTATAGAGATTCATTGTACCATCAAGTGTAGCAGGCGGTGTTGCTGTTAAAGAAGAAACACCCGTATTATCACCAAATTTTCTTTCTTTACTTAAATAGATTGTATCTACTCTTGGAAGGTAATAACTATAATCCGAAGTGAAATCTTCATTTGGCACTGGTAACTCAATATTTTCTATTGTTGTACCACCATCTACTCGTCTTGGTCTAAAGTCAATACAATCTCTAAGTTCTAATTCATCACCTGATACTGGACTTGTAAATGCTGGAATGTCAGCAAAGCTTACTGAACCAGTATAAGAATCAACAGATAAATAACCATTACCAGTATGTGTAAAATAATCAAAGACAGCAGAGATTTGTCCGGTTGGTGCTGTTTGTCCTGACTTTAATTTAACTCCACCATGATCGTAAATATTATCTCTCTGTCCATTATCCAACATATATCTTGATGTAACATCTGTACTACCAGCATTAACACCAGAAACAACTTTAGTAAATCCAGTAGTTGCACCTGTAACATTTTCAGAAGAAACAAATGTTCCAGATACAGGAACATAAGTTACTGATGTTGTACCAGAATCACCTACAATAACTAATCCCTTTGCACCAGATGTTTGACCAGTAATAGTTTCACCACGCTGTAATGATTGAGCAGTGCTTGCAACAGTAAGTGTAGGTAATGTAGGTGCAGTATTAATATCCCCAGAATCATAAACTGCACGAAGCTTCCAAATATCTGAAAATCCCAAACCATCCCAAACACTATCAGAGGTAGCTGGTGTAGCAAAAGTTTTTACTTCACTAGCTACTAATGACTTTACTCTTTCTTGTTTACTACTAACATTTAATGTTGCAATAATTTCTGCTTTGAATGTTCCACCTGTACCAGTTACGCCTGTATTAAAAGTTGCACTTGTACCTGTATTTGAAATAACAATAGTACCACCTTGGTCGAAGCGAACAATAGAACCTGCTGCAAGACCTGAACTTTCAGGATCCTTAACAACAACTAAATAATTTTCTCTTGCATTACTATCAGATAATGTTGAACCCGTACCAATAAATTTTTCAGATGAACCAGCACTTGATATAGCACCAGTACCACCACTAAATTGAACGCCAAGTCCTCCGCCATTGAAAACTCTTTTAATTGGATAGCCTGTATCTATAACATCATTCAACCCACGAATAGATTTAATAACATCTTGGGGATATTTAAAAACAAGACTATTAAAATTAGATTCATTTAATACTGTATCTTTAGAAGGATCAGTACCACCAACTTTACCAGTAACATCAATCTCTGCACTTGCTCTTAATGCAACAGGAGTTGCAGTTGCATCAACTGGAATAACAACAGACTCAATATTCTCAAACTTATCAGATGTCAGTTGCACATCATAAATATATAAATTAAATATTCTATTTGCACCACTAGTAGAAGAAGAAAAATCAATACTTCTTACTTTAGCTGTTCCTATCTTCTTATCTGCATAAGTTGTTGGATTAGTTAAAACAGGATTAGCAATGCTATGTAAATCAACTTCTTGATGTTCACTAATATTAAACAGGCCAACAAGATTTTTTACAATAACATAATTTCCAAATTGCATTAACCGACTAAAACCATTAACATTAACAATTTCTCTAGCTTTATCTAATTCTAAATCTTGAGATACTAATGTCTCAAATTCAAAACCTTCAATAAATGCTTTCCCGGGATCAAGTCGTACAATAAATTTTTCTTCATTTGTAGGATGATCTCTTAATTGTATATTAAATGATCTTACTGTATAGCTACCAGACTCATCAAAAGTTCGTCTTGCAAAAGTTTCTTCCAATACAGAATAGATAGGAACTTTAATATCTTTTTCTTTAACACCTTTATTAACTCGGAGTAGTTCATAGAAATCTACATCATCTTGTGAGTCAAGTGTTTTCTTTGTAAGTGTTAGTGAAAATTTCAAACGATCTGCACCAGGTGCGGCAAAGTTTGAAGAACCCTGTGCATTATCAAGTAATGATATATCACCACCAGCATTAACTACTGTCTCAGTAACAGTCAATCCAATCTTATAAGAAGGATTGTCAAAATATTTATCCAGTATTAATGTTTGTGCAGGTACTTTAATAAAGTTACCATTGATATAAAATACACCTTCTGATATTGATGTAGAACTACCTGTTCCAACAGCTGTAGAAAGAACACTCTCACCAGTTGCATTAACACCACCAGCTGGAGCAGCTGCAATCGTTACAGTTGGTGTGGCTCCACCAGAAGAAGTGCTATAACCTGCACCTTGATTGACAACAGTTATTTCTGTAACAACTCCATTTGTAATAGTAGCAAGTGCTGTTGCGTTTGTACCACTACTAGGTGCATTTGCAATCGTAATTGCTGGAGGTTCAGTATATCCAGCACCACCATTAGTAATTGTAATAGAACGAATACTGGTAGGCTCAGCATCAACAATTTCTGCTGAGATACTACGATCTGTAGCATACAATCTTTCACCAGCTAGAAAGGCAGGAGATGTTTCTAATGTACCTTGAGCAGTTGCACCAGAACCAGTACCACCTGTTAGTTGAACAGTAACAATAGGTTTGCCATCAGAATCAGTAGCATTTGAAGCGTAACCTGATCCACGATTTATAATATCAACACCAATAACAACACCACCACTAATGATTGCCTCAGCTTCTACTCCTGTACCACCACCTGCTACAGCTACTGCCGGTGCTACTGTATATCCACTTCCTTGATTTATTACTCTAATGCCCTGTACTTTATCTGTCTGTGAACCACCCGTGATGTATTTTACAAATAATGTATCAGGATCCCCAGTTGTACTATCTACTGCCGAAGTACCAAGAACCAGAGCTTTGGAACCGGTCTGTGTTCCAACGATTGTCTTTCCTACAAAATTAGCTACATTAATATCAACACCATTATATTGTGGTTTGAGTTTAATGTATTCATAATCCAAATTTAAAACAAGTTCACCACCAGATACTTTACTTCCATTTTTAAAAACATGATCTCCAAATTTCTTTACTTGATCTCGGAGTATGCTTTGTTGAGTAGTTAGCTCTCTAGCTTGTACTGGAAGCGATGGCTTATATAGGACTTGATGATAATTTTTATCATCATCAAAGTCGTCAAAATAAGGACTCTGGTTTGTATTGATTGTAATATTATTCGACATAGTAAGGCCTTTTTAAAATTCAACTACAAGTTTAACATCTTCAGTAGAATCAGTTGATCTATGAATAGGAGGTCGATACTCTGTGTATAACATAATTCCAGTATCTTCCGTGATTTCATTTTTAGCATATGTATCAGCAGTAGCAAGAGTATCTTGCAAAGTTTTTGGATTAACCAATACATGAACCTTTCTAAAATCCTCATCAATAGGTAAATCAGTATTAGCAGCTCCTCTTAGACGAGCATTCATCATAACAAATGCTCCACCCAATTCTCCAACTGGATCGCTACCATGACCACCTTTAGGATTTATAACAACTTTTAATATAGCACCAGCACCAGAACCACTAGTTACTTCTGCTGTAGCTTGACGATAACCTGTTCCCTGATTTGGTGTTCTATTAACAATAGTAATTTCTTCAATAGCTCCTGTTCCATCAGTCTGTCGTGAAACTCTTGCAGTTATTCCAGAACCACCACCAGATTGTCCACCACTAGTACCATCAATAGTAACGGCTGGTCGTACTTCATAAACACTTGCTGTTGTTGGTAGATTATTAACATCCCAAGCAGGTGATACTGTTGCCAATCTATCAACGGCAATATAATCTGTAACAGTTGTAAACTGTCCTGCACCTGGCCCACTTGTAATGTAGATTGTCATATCTTTATAATAATCATCAGTTGTTCCATCTGCTACTTGTGTAGTATTATTATTTGGATCAGCTGCGTTTTGTAAAGATATTTTATCTGGATTGTTAGCTGCAACATCTGATACTGGTTGACCAACAGTTGATCTATAACCTGTACCACCAGCAGTAACCTTAATATAATCTATTGAACCATCTATAGCATTTTGTTGAACATCCCATTGCTTTGTTCCATCATCAGCTGTTAAGGTCTTGGTTGGAATCCAATCAGCTGTAACATATTTCAAAACATCTGCTTGCTGGACTTCAAACATAAACTTCCATACATATCCATCTGCATCTGTCTTGGTCAATCCTTCACTATTACCTGTTGGTTTTACAGTAGAAGCTGCACCATTATTATTACTGATACACTTATATACTCTAAATTCATCAGTAAAAACATAAAATGGTGTTTCGGACACACTATTAGCAGGATTAATATTATCAATAATATCATCCCTATCATGGCTGTATTCACGATATATAGTACCACTTGTCCAATCATATCTAGCAATAACATGAGAAACATCAGTTATTCGTTTAATAGCACGGATGTCGTCCCAATGAAAAGCAGAGGCTTGAGTCGTATCAACTGGCAATGGAATATTAATATCACTTGCTGGATTGCCATCTGTTACTCTAAACTCAGCAAGGTTATCCGCAGTAGTGCCACTCCAAGCATCAGTCTTACCAAAAGCTAGATAAATGTTATTTTTTCTGGTATTAGTACCAGATACGGTCTCAGTAAAACTCTCAATGAAGTTATCTGCCTGAAACTTTCTGAAACTATTATTGATTATTGCACTCATGTTATAATTCCTTTTTAGATTGATTTATACTTGCTATATTTATAATACTTTTTAAAGAATTTTAAAATTATACTGGTGTAAATGGTAATGCTACATTTCTACTGCCATTTGCCTCAAAATCTGTCTTATATTGTGTTATCATTGTATTCATACTTCTAACTGTTTTTAAACCACCTAAATAGCTATAAGTAAATATTTGTTCTGTTGAATAGTTTGATATTGCTGATTCTGCTTGTCTGAATATAACAGCAGTAGCAGTTGCTGTCGTACCAGAAACAGGTGCATCTATCGTAATTGTTGGCAAACTGGTATATCCTGTGCCAGCATTTGTAATATTAATATTAACCACTTTATCAGCATCTGCTCCTGTACCCATAACAGCAATAGCAGTAGCTTGTGTTCCACTAGCAGGTGCTGAAATCGTTACATTTGGAACAGTTGCATATCCTGAACCTTGCTCGAATACTACCATTTTGTCAATCATACCATCAGTCATATACTGACTATATCCTGGTTGTTTATTAAATTTATGATTATCAAAAGTTCGTTTAATCGGACCTAATCGTTTCTGTGTATAAGACTTTGGATTTGGAAATACTATACCATAATCTTCAGCAGTTTGTGTTGCTGTTTGATCTGGGCTACCATAATCAGCATCTGGTTGTGATGTTCCAATATCTGTATATCTATAATCACTAATTCCATCTAGTTTTTGCAATTCTTGAATATGTAAATCTTTTTCATAATTTTGACACTTGGTTGGCTTGAAAGTGAAAATCTCATTTGTGATTAACTCGTAATCTTCCATCTGAAGATCAGTAAGACCACTAGTTACATCTGTATCAGTAATCAGTCCAAAGTTTGTTGGTGAACAAATACCTATTTCAAATGGAAAATTAACATCACCAACACAACCAAGATTAACAGGTGCTATAGTAGCAGCCGCTTCTGTAATAGTTCCAAAATCATCAGTATCACCAACAGCAGTTGATAATGTTTCTACGCCAGGCTGATAATCTTCATTTGCAGGATCAGTAGCTTCTGACTCTGTAATGAGACTATAATCTATTGTTATGTGAGTTAAATCAAATCCACCGTAATCATCAGCTTCTCTATAATCTCTTATATCTTGTTCGGCATCACAAGTCTCAATATCCAAGTCAAGAATAACTGGAGGTCCAATACTTTCATCATGGAAGATAATAGTATATCTATCCAATGTATCTGGAATAATATTAGTAAGACTTAGTTGTAATGGAATATTTGATATTAATTGGTATCTACCAAATAATGCAAGGCCTGCTGGATGGACAACACGTTTAACAACATCTCTCCATTTGTCAATCGTATGGCCAGATGCAATCTCATAAGAGAATAATTGATAAAAGAAACTATCTTGAATATACTTGTCTGAACTTAACCAACCATCTTGAGATGCAAAGTTAGGAGTTGGATTTTCATTATATCCACCTACATTAACAATAGCTGTTGCATTACCAGAACCTAAACCAGTCAAATCAAGTGTTGGTGCTGGAGCATATGCAAAACCGGAATTAACAACTTCAAAAGATTTTATACCTCCAATACCAGTACCTGCAATATTAAAAACTATATCTGCACCTGTTCCAGAACCACCAGAAATAGTTGGAAGGGCAGTATAACCAGAACCAACATTCTCCATCCAAAGTCTTAATATTGTTCCATTAGTATCAACTTCTTTAACACAAAGACTTGCTGTTCTGCCATCTATTTCTAATTTACCTGTATTGTCAATAGTAAGTTTATCACCTGTCTTATATCCAGTACCACCATTATTAATTGTAACTCCACTCATTGAACCCGTATTCAAATCTCTAATACGAATAAGACCACCAGACCCAAGACCACCACCTGACAATCTAACAATTTCTCCAGCTGTATATAATGTTCCAGGATTTGTTATTGTAACATTTGTAATAATAGAACCAACATTAAAATTATACAAACCATCTGTTATTACTTCATTAGCTTCAAAGACACCCAAGACACCAGATAGATAAAGTGTACTTACACGATAACTACCAATAAACTCTGTTATTGAATTTTCAACAACTGCTGTTGCACCAGATGTTTGACCAGTAATCAGTTTACCAACAAGCTTACCAATAGTACCATCCGGGTCTATCAGTCTTAATACTTTACTTGTATCATACTTACCATCAGATACTCTTAAAATATCTTCACGAGGTAAACTAATTGTAATTTCTTCTTGATACAATAATCGAAATAAAAATTCAAATGATCTTGTTGTTCCCTTTGTTCTATAAAAATCCCTAAGACGTTTTAATAGAAATGGTTTATTGACATTAGTAAAGATTGCTTCTGGTATATCTTCACCAAACTGTTTTTTAAAGTATTGTAAAAACTCTGTAACAGTTTTATCAATATTAGCATAGTTATCAAGATTACCAAGAATCTCATGGGCCTTGCCAGGCTGTTCCATATATTCAAAGTAAGCCTCCATAAAAGAAACAAAGGTCTCATGGTCTTTCTTTACAAAATCAGGTAACTGACTTTCTATTCTAAGACTTACCTTATCCTCATATGGAGGATGTATTGGATGATTTGGCGTTACTGTACTCATATTAGATTAATGTTTCTGCTACCATGTTAATTGTTATTGATGTTGCTTCTGCTGAGTCATAAGTTAAAATCTGTTCTCTCAATGGTGTTATATCACTATTATTAATTTCTGGTGTTACAGTAAATTTTACATGATTACTTCCGTCAACAATAGATACCGGAGTAAATTTATTTACAACAACTTTTCCAGTATCATAATCTATTGTTCCATGATTAGTAGAACCGTCAGCTTGTATTAAAAACTGTCTAGGCTCGGTAATTACAGTATCGACACATCTAGCTGCCATAACATTTCCTTTACTATCATCAACAAAACAATATGTATTACCATCTGTTCCAGTAAAGGTAGTAGAATGAACACTTCCCTTTTCTAACTGATTAGTAAAATACATAGTAAAATTCTCTGGAACATTTAGAGCTGTTGGTATCATTCGCTGTTGATATTTTACCAATGTTTTATTATTTCTAATAGAGTTATTAGTATTATCAATAGCTTGTACTAATTTTGAATGACGAAATTTCTGATCGAATTTTTCCAGATTTGTTTGAACATAACTTTTTATAGCTGTATCAATATTTGTCTTTAGTGTATTCTCGTCTGTTAAATTTTTAATTGGATCATAATTTATAGTAGATTCAATAACAAGATAAAAGAAAATAGGATCGACAATAACTGGCTCAACTGTTACAACATTTACATTTTTTAGTATATCTCTTTTAATAGATTCTTTAGCATTCTCATTTAAAAAATTATTTCCAAATATCTTAACTGCAACAAATACTCTACCATACTGGACTGTATCTGCATCCTCACCACCATATACTTTTACTGATTCTATATCAGGACGCTGTTCCAATAAAAGAGCTTGATAGTCAAACTTTGTTGTAGCTCTTCTTTGTGCTTGATAAAGTTTTGGTGCTTGGAAACGTAATGATTCTATACTCTGAATCTCGGCCCCACCTGTTGCAACTTCAGTTGTAGTCAATACATATCGTTCAGAAGATAAACCAGCAACACTACCAACAGCAGTAAATGCAGCTGCAAAATTAGCAGCAGCTCCTTTTGTTACAACATATTCAACAAAAATAACATTACCATCTGACAATGCACTACCTATCGTTCCATCACCAAAAGAAATTTCATATAATTCATCTTCTACTTCTTTAGTAAAATAAACTTTATCTGTTCCCTTGATAGTTGTAACATCTACTGCATTACCATCTGTGTATGTAAAGACCTCAGTATCACTAACAGATTTTTGAACTTTTACAGAAAGAGTGCTAAGATCAACATTTCTATTTGGAATAACAAATCTTTGTGTGGTATCAACTGCATTAACTACAAAAGCTTTATTTAAAATTTGACCTTCTACAATTTCTAAATCAGTAATAGAATATGTACCCGTAACAGAACGTGGAATAGCCGTAGTTGTATTTGTCGTAAATGTATAAGATACACCATCAATACTTGTACTGAATTTAGTATCTTTTTCTATGGTTAAAGAAAGTGGAGTTCCTACTGGTGTGAACGTCATACTAATTTTAGCCTTTGCAGCTTTCTTAGATGTGCTATGTACGTTGAGATGTTGAGAATGTGATACAACTGATTCTCTTAGTGAGGAAGAATCCAAGAACATTTCGTTACCAAGCATATTAGCATAATAACTCATATAATGTGTATTATAAGCAAGCAAATCTAATAATACTGCCATACCACTACCTTCAAAATCATAATCTTGAAATTCCACTTGGCCCTTCAAATATCCAACTAAGTTTGATTTAATAGTATCAAATTCTAATTCTGTTATTTCTAATTTATTTGAACTTGGCATTATCTAAGCCTCTCTAAAAATAATTCGATTGTTACAGGATCAGCTACATTAATGACCCTAAAAGTAATTGTTACATTAACTCCATTTCTATCTGGCTTAACAGAAACAAAAACATTTATTACTTCTGCACGTGGCTCAAAATTTCTAATAGTATTTTTAATAGCATACTCTATATCAGCCTTAGTTCTTGGAGTAGCATTTTCAAATAAATATCTTGTAACACCACCATCTATCTCTGGTTGAAATGGACGCTCATACCGATTAGTGAGAATCAAGTTTCGGATTGATCTCTTTACAGCCTCTACATCTGTCTTTTTTACAATATCTTTAGTAGTAGGGTGCTTGATAAAGTCTAAATCAAGATCACTCCACCTTCTAGTATTGGTGCTGAGGCCTTTTGTAAATATCATTTTTTTTAACCTTTTTCCTTGTATTGCTATTTTTTTTGTGTTATTATTGATATGTGGGTGGGTTCAAGTTTACTTTCTTCC